CCTTGGGTTGTATTCGCGCTCGGGGAATCACCTTGACCTATATTATTCTGCGATGTAAATGTATTCTGTGCAGGTGTCTGTTGTTGAGGAAACATTTTTTGTTGCTGCTGGTCGTGAAATTGAGACACGGCAGTGTATTGTCCCAAGTTCAGGGGTTTTTGAAATTTAGGAAGTTTTCCCTGCTCAAATAAATTTTGAATAACGCTTGGGTTCGAAAGATCAAGTCCCATTGCGCCCTTCCAATTAATATTCGTGGGACTTTGCAGTGGCTCCGTATTAGTTACGGGAGCCACTGCTTTTTCTGTGTTGTTTGTTGTGGACGAATCTGTCATTTATATCTCCGGTATTAGAACCGCCAATTTATCAAATTTTTCTGCCAGTCGATTCCGCTGTTCCCCCATCCGTTATCTCCAAACATAATGTATTGTGGATAAGGAATATACTGTGGATAATATCCATATCCACTACTTCCGTTGCCAGTACCCCCGTTATTAGAGGATGTTGTAGCGCTAGGAGTAGTTGTATCAGAATTTGACAGCGTGTCCAGGGTTGGTTGATCCCAGTTTTTAGTTTTTTTGCCATTGATAGCAACGTCAATCAAATTTTGTAGTTGAGCAAATTGTTGATCTGGAGTTGAGATGCCAGATTGAAACGAATACGTATTGGTTTCTGGATTGAGAATTTTGTCCATAATAGTTGAGTATGGAGTTCCAATACCTTGCTGTAGATTGTATGCGGAAGATTGCGCTTCTGGACTGACGTACGACGGAATGGTGTTCTGAAACTCCGTCTGTTTTTGAGAATTTCCTTGAATCGGCTGAGAAAATAACGATTTTAGCAACGGAGAATTGAAAATTGAACTCCATAATGAGTTCTGATATTGGCTGAATCCGCTATACGGGGTTGCAGATTGTGGACTTCTGTATAATCCACCATTGTAATTCACGGGGTTCCCAGAAATTGGGTTTCCTGAACCGGCAAGCGGATTCCCAGAATAGGAATATGTCGATCTTTGACCGGAGGCTGACCCCTTGGTGTTTGTGGGTTGCGAAGACTGGGGACTTACGGAGGCTGTTTTGGTAACTGATTGTGATGGGCTCCATGTTGGATATCTGAATTCCATTTTACTCTCCTTGAACTTGTTGGATAGAACTTGTGTTCTCTCCCTGTGTAGTTATACCATATTTTTGCATAAGGCGTGTCATTTGTTCTGGAATTGAAGACATATACTCCTGGTACATTTCCGGATTATCCACAATACCTTGAATGAACATCTTTTTCACCGCGTCAATGGATTGCGAAATATCATCGTTTTGGCTATTTTGTTTCTTTTTTGCGTCGTATTTTTTTATCATTGCCATAGCCATTAGATGTGCCGAACTTTGGTTCCTCTGGGTAACGGTCATTATGCGCCTCCTACAGAACCCGGGGTATTTCCGCCCTGAGGTGGTTGTCCTTGCGACGGCAGGCTAGACCCCTGCGATACCCCTTGATTTGCGTCAATTGGATTCACCATTGGAAGACCAGGTGTTCCTACCTGGGGGGTCGAGGTGTTTTGTGCTCCGTTTAGTTGATTCACGGCTTCCTGAGAAAGTCCGCCTAATTGTTTCCCTGGCGTCCCAGTTCCTCCCGTAGATGCAGACTGCATTTGCTGTTGAAGTTGAGATTGCATACGCGTCTGATATTGTGCAGTTGCCTCTTGCTCTGCCCAAATCTGTTCCTGCATTTCATCGGGAGATTCAACTCCTAGCCACGTTTCTCTGGCAAACTCCATAGAAACAAGTGGATTGTTTCCAAATGTGGCCTGAGAAGCCGTAACAACATTCTGGCGCTCATCTGTAGGCATAGAGATATCCAAATCACAATCTAATTCAAACGCATCTGGCAATTCTTTAGAATAGAAATCCAAGACGCCTTTATCGGAGATGATTTTATATTCACCCCCGTCACTTTTAAGAAGATCAAGACTTATCTTCATAATATCTGCCAGCGCAAATGAGACGAGTCGTTGATAAGGAATCAGAGGAAGACGTCCTGCTTGCGACAACATAGATACCATCGAGAACGGAGCATTGGCCCCCAAAGGCTCCCCAAGAGCTTGTTTATAAATGGTTGATTCTGTGCTTTTTTGTTCGGCGATGTCTAGGCCCTTGATAATAGATGGGTCAATCACTTGTTTTTGTAGTGCATCAAGTTTTTCGTTGACGCCAAGATTCACGACTCCACCCGGAACAGAGAAGTCTAGTTTTAGAGGTTCGGTAGTAGCCGTTGGAGAGGTGTGTACGAACATGGGATTTGTGCCAATTGCGTGAATCATGGTATATAGCGTGGTTAGTTCTAGATTCTGCCGTTTCCATAAGCCGGATTCGTTTACGGTATATAAAAATGGCTGCCGAGTCTGTTGTCCCGCTTCAGTAAACATCTCTGATCCTTCAATGATTTGGTCTACAATGGGAATAACTTCCATGTTGTGTTCTACAAACAAAAGGGGTTCGTTTACAAATTCATTTAGCCAAACCGCATGATAGGTATCATCCCAAAATTCGTTGAATGTAACTTTTTCGTAAGATTTTTTTTCTGGGGCCAATTTATTCGTAACAATTGATCCAAACATAGAAATAATATCCCCCCACGCAACGGTATAAGATGATCCCCACGCAGATAAACCCATTGAGTCAAATTCCGGAAAACAATTCTTCGGGTTAAGAGATTCAATAATGATAGGGGTCATTCTTTGAGCTCGTTGTGCTCGTTTTTTTTGACCAGGAGTTGTAGCGGCATCAACTAGGTCTTTTGTTGCGGTCGTTTTGATAACGACCTCGGAGTATAAAAGGGCGCTAAGAGTTGGATCGTACCAGATTGGCCTGCGTGCGATACGTCCGGACGACCAACAAATAGCCGCGGCAATTTTTTCAATTGGGGTAGAAGATTTCAATGTGTCGGGAGTGTTTACTTGCTTTGGAACAGACCATTTTGGTTTTGCGGCAGTGAGAAGTCTTTGGGCCCCAAGAATTGCATTGCGTGGATCAGGTGACAAAGTCTTCTTTACGAAATCATCACTGGGAAGATCGTCGTCCTGAAGCAAAAATATTTTTTCGTACTCTGCAAATTTTAAGTTTCTGTCTGAATAATTATCTTTCAATTTCTTGTGATGGTCTTGAATCGTTGACAATATGTTCGTATCGGTAATATTTTTAGCTGTCATATATTTTTCATTCTCCACATAGGATTTACTGATTGCTGAACTTTCATTTTGACAAGATCGATATCTGATCGAACTGAGCTTAGGGCATATTTGAGAGCATCGTAAAGATGGTCGTCTCCCTTTGTGTTAACATCTTCAATATCTCCATGACCGGGCTCGTTTACAACCAAATAAGGGAATGTCTCAATCCAGTTTGTACACGTTCGGAAAACAACCAATCCGGGTTTTCCATCTGAAAGATTCTCAAGAAGTCGATCTATTTTTCTCTTTCCAGAGAGCCGGTTATTGTCCCCTTTTTGCAAGTACAAACCCTGAGAAAGATACTCATCGTATGTGCTGGTAACAACGTCTGCGATATTCTTTTTTGACCACATCGACGGATCGGCAAAGTTTGCCAATATATGTTCTTGCGGAAGGGTATAGTCCTGAATCATTTTCGCCTGGGCTCTGTCTGTTATTCGCGTTTTTCTTAGTTCTCGATACATGTATACGCGTGTAGTAATTGGGTCTTTCGCCACCCACGACACAGCGAACGGCGCTGCGTATCCCCAATCTATTCCGATCCATCTGGGCCAGTCCACAGGTATTTCAAACGGATCAATAATATGCCGATCTCCCCATTGAGGAAATGCTTGACCAGAAAATATGTTCCAGTCTCCATCAATCCAGGCTTTTTGTAACATTTCTGGAAGCATATGTAACGTTGTCCAATACGACTCGTCCAAATAGGAATTGTCTTTTGGCAAAGCCTGAACAAAAGAAAATTCTTGTTCAAACGGTTTCATTTCATCTGGGAACTGACGGTCAATCCATAATTGCTTTACCCATAATTGACCACCCGGGTTGGCGGTTGCTACAAAACGAGGTCGTTTGATCCCGGGCCAACGAAGCGATCCAATTAGAATATTGAAGGTTTCTTTTGAGGTCTTCTCAATCTGATCGATACCGATAGCGGCAAACTCTGCGCCCATGTATTTATCTGGTTCGTCAAGGTTGCGCAAAAGGATTGCACCGCCGCCGTATTCTTCTCTCAAAAAGAAACCAAAACCATCTGTTTTTGTGGTCTTGACTTCCCCGAATTCTTTTGGAAACTCAATGTTTATTTTGGATACCTGGCGGTCAGTAAGAACTGGATAACTTTCACAAGCCAGCATCACGCGCACATTGTCAATTCCCATGCTGTGATACTCAAGTAATATTTGCAGCAGCCACCAACGAAGAAGCATTGACTTTCCACCACCACGAGCGCCACCGTATAAAACAAATCGATGATCCCTGATTGATTGAAGGGCCTCGAGTTGTTTTTCTGTTGGAGTAAAAAGATCACTCCATTGGCGCTGTTTCTTCATCGTCATCCTCATCGTTATTTGACAATTGTTTTACCTGTCCTTCTACAATTTCGTCTTCTTTATTTTCGGAGACAGTTCTAAAGGCGTCGTATAAAATAGGTGCGTGTAACGTGGTATCTGTTCTTTGAAGAGGAGACCCGTCAACGCGATTGATCGTATCAAAAATAAATTTCTGATATTGCTCCGCCGTAAAAGTAACGGTCTCCCCCTCGACGGTGGTTATTTTTCCAAATAAACATCCCTGAATAATATAATCCACGATGGTATCTAGGGGAATAATTTCTTTTTCGGGGCCCTCTGTTTTTATAGAATAAGAACCAGATAAAACTTTTGTCAGTTTACTGGTTAGACTTCGTTCTTTTGGAGGACGACCATCCGGGTTTGCGGGTGGTGATCCCTTTACGATCTGCCCCGAAGTATTTCTCAAAACCATAAGGTATTTTCTCCTTTTCAATCACAACTTCAACAAACTCTGGATCATCTACCAAATTTTGGAGTTGAAAAGCAACGTCTTTTGCGTTAGGTATGTCGATGAGAAAACCAAGACCCTTGTCGAACATTTGTTTATATCTATTCATCGCGCCCCAAAAACTTACTACTTCTTTTTTTCCTTTTATGGTGACACGAATACACTGATTGGTCTCAAGCCACTCGACAACTTCTGGCAACAGTTTGCCATTTCCGATATTGAGTTCCAAGACAAGACGGGCAACCTTTGATTGTTTTAGCCACGTAAAGTCACTTGGAATGGCACGAAATTTCATTTCTTTTTCTTGCCTTTCTTCTTGGCTAAACTAAGCGCGATAGCCACTGCCTGTTTTTGTGGGCGTCCTGCTTTTACTTCTGTTTTTATATTATCCGAAATAGTTTTTCTGGACGACCCCTTTTTTAGCATAATTATTTTTTCCCTTTCTTTGCCGCATTTTTCTTTACTGATTTTATAATGTTTTTGCTAGATTTTTTCGTGGTTTTTTTACTGACGCCCTTACTGGGTTTATTGACTGGTATAGGCGGCAGTGAATTGTCAGGAGGCTCCTGGCCCATTCCTGGGTTCGGAGCCATAGGAGAAGGATATGCAGACCCCATCATATCCGGATTTGGCTGTTGCATTTGAACCGGGTTTACTTTTTGCTGAGAAAGAAGAGCCATAATCTCTTCCAATGTTGGCTGTTTAGTATTTTTCATTTTTGAGCTCCTTGAATTTTGCTCCACGCATTGGCGATTCCATTATACAATTTCGTGCCAGAATCTTGACCAAATATTCCGGTGAATAAAGGCAAAACGTTTTGGGGATTATTCAATTGCTGCGTATATTGAGTAGGGGTGTTCTGGTTCCACCATTGATTGGTTGACTGCGCACCTTGATCCAGTTGGCGAAGCCAATCCGATATTTTTTGTAATATATCGTCACTTGACTGGCTTGGGGACTTCACCGGATTTGTGTTTGCCGATGTATGTGTTTGGAGTTGTGTATTTTGATTGTTAACAATTGGATTAGAAGACAAAGGAGAATATTTTATATAGGAATTTGGATCATTGGGCGCCACTGGAGTAAAAGGTTGTTGAGTTTGATACGATTCTCCCAACCGACGCACTGCATAACCCAAGGCTTGCAACACTCGCTTATCCATCATTCCGTTATATTGAGGAGGAATACTTTCGCGAGTTTGCTGATTATATGGGGTGCCAGTATAGCTATTGTATGACATTACGGGTTGTTGATTATTGTTTTGCGTAGGTTGTGAAGACATTTTTTTCTCCTTATGTGTAACGTTTGTATAAGGTCATTATAACACAAAAAGATGTATAATAAAAGAAATCCAAAAAAGGAGGATTCAATGCTTATTTATTTGGCGGGCCCAATAAAGGCCAATGGCGTAAAATCCGTTGAAGACAATATCAAAGCTGCAAAATTTGTGGCACTCGTGTTGTGGAAAAAAGGCCACGCGGTTATTTGTCCGCACGCTAACACCGACTTTCCAATGAAACTTTCTATGGACACACTTGACGAAAAGGTGTGGCTTGAAGGCGACTTTCAAATGATTGCCAGGTGTGATGCTATGGTAGTTATGCCAAATTATGAGCACAGTATTGGCACAATCCAAGAGATCGCGTTTGCCCAAAACAGAAGCATACCAATTTATTATTACCCAGATGTTCCCGAGACGCATCCAACGGAAAAAACGTCCCCAGAACAATGCGCCGCCTTTATTGATACGATCATGTCTATGTATCGAACTCACCTGGATAAGAACGCAGATTACTCCACAGCGAATATCCTGGGTACCGGACAACTTGGGGTAGTAGTACGATTGTGGGATAAAATTGCCAGACTTATGAATCTCTCTGGTTTCAAACTGAAGGTTGAACAGGCCGAGTACGACAAACCAAAAGAACCAAAGAACGAATCCGTTGATGACGCCTATATGGACGCAGCGGTTTATGCTGTGATTGGCCAATTAGTGAGAAAAGGCAAATGGGGAAAATAATTGTGGTAAAATAAATTTGCTAGACAGGAGCGTTATAGGCGCCGTTTTTATCGGTGAAATTCCGTACCCGGTCGAACTATAGTGGAGTAGCGCAATTGGCAGCGCACGGGCCTTGGAAGCTCGGGGTTGGAGGTTCGAGTCCTCTCTCCGCTACTTGATCCAGACTTCGTATACGAACCAGAGATCAGCAACGACCCTTTGAAAAATAGGGGTCGTTTGCGTTATACAAACATTATACAATACCCTCTTTCCAATTTGGTTATATATTCAATTCATAACGTACGTCGGTTATGCTCTAGGATCAATTTTAAGGCCCCTTTCTTTGTTTATATGGGCAAATAGACATATATCGTCTGTTATCCATGTTTTTGGCCTTAAATAATCAATCCTTTGGCTATTATAGATAATACTTGACCGAACAAAAAGGGCCTAAACTATTTTTTGATAATTTTTATCGCGCATTTTTAGCTGGCACGCCAACACACACAGAGATAGCAACAACAATGGGAGCGGTGGGTATACCTGCGGTGTATTTTCTTCTTCGTCGTGTGTGGCCATGTGTGAATAATCATGTGTGCGCGTGCAGCCAATTGGGGTGGGCGGTTGCTGCCATGATCGGCGAGTGCATGTCGAGCCTCGGATAAATAGAACAAATAAACGTGTCGAATGTCATATTGCAAGGGCTCTAGAATAGCAGTAACCTTAGTGTATCTGGGTAATTTGGCCCGGTCTAGACTTGGAGAATACAATGAATAAATACACGCTCTACCTTCCAACGCACTCACGCAAAGCAGTTGAAGCATACGCGGTCAAAATATCAGTTGTATACGGCGGTTGTACCGCTGTTCAATCGACGGGTTATTGGGTAAACGATGCTGGGGCCCTCATACCCGACGAAGTAACGCAATTATTCACGATCACTGACAAAAACATAGACTTCGTGAACCTTATTGCAGACGCCGCGAAGGTTGAGTTCACCCAGGACACAGTGCTTGTCACCTCGGAGCCTGTCAATAAAGCAGATTTCAGATAGGTTTCATACTACGCAGCCAATTCCCCGGTAGTCGGCCGGGGGATTTTTGTTGTCCAGGGCCCGGCATATTGGCAAAATTTGCCACCGATCCGCACAAAAACATACCAACCGTTAGGTATTTTTTATCATTGTCTACTATTTATCCGTGCACCAGGAATTATCAGGGCACCACGGGCCGTGAGAGCGCCGATTATATAGGTTTGGTATGGATAATGGTCATTCACTGAATCGCCACCTCACTACACACTGAGAACGTCATTATGTTTCACGATAAAGCATCGTTGTCAAGTGTTGAATGTAATCTCTTTTTTGTTACATATGACACTATACTCCGTATACAAACGGCCTATACTTATAACTGTAAGAGAGACACAGAACATTCACCTTAGCAGCAGAGAGGAGGTTATGCCATGATTTTACACTCGTTTTATCATCATTGTACGATTTGGCGCGAGACACACCCCGCGTACCGCTTGAGATGGTTTTCTTATGTAAACGGTCATTTTGTGTATGCCAATACATTGGCCGGGATTCGTAGTCTCGTTAGGTCTTATCTTTCAAAGTGAGGTGTCTATGCAAGCATTGACTACGTATCAATTGAAGTCTCACCCATCACTTATTGACGATGGCGTCATATTGTGGGCGACAAATAAATGTGGCCGGGAATTGTTCCGGTGCGTAAAGGACAAAACTGGGTATTCATATACTCACGAGAACGGTTCTGGGTTCGCTCCCCTCGGCAAAGTTGAAAACGTATTTCGCTCTCTGTTCTATACTTTGCTAGACAACCCTTCAGGTAGAGTTTACGGCCAATTAGCCCCACAATATTGGCAGTGGGTAGACGGTAATACTGTTTCTCTGTAAGAGAGGTTTATTATGATAGATAAAATATTGTACGTTCAAGACCTTGATGATTCTTTTACTTTCGTTAGTGATTCTCAGAACGTTCAAGAAATCAAGAGTTATCTGGGGCCTGAGGCTGCACCGTATGATTCGTTCTTTGTGTTAGAACGCGACGGTGAATATGTGGAAGTATTTGGAATGAACGGTATAGTACCTTATCTAACAAAATTGGTTTTTGAATTGGAGGTTCCGTGAGAACGGTTGATATCGGCGCTGGAAATTATGTAGTGTGTCGTGTTAAAAATACCCGGAATGGGTTCAAGCATACCGCGACTCTGTTTCGAGAAGGATTTATTACGCCCATCCGCAATACAGTTTACTACCTGATCGCACATGGGAAGCCCATACTTTTGACACAGTACTGCGTGAATTGTCCAACGATCCACGCATTACAGACACGGAGCGCGAAGCAATAAAGATAGCTATTCAGTAATTGACCGCGTAGGTTATGCGCAAAAAAAATCACCCTTTCAAGAAAGTAGAGGAATATTATGGGAGTTTTACAGTCGTTTCAAAAGAATTTGTCGGGCCGAAAATTAGCCAAACGTACGCAAGAATTTATTG